TCAAGCTGGCGTATATCCGGGCATTTGATCGGATGCTGGAGGAACGCCGACGCCGGGGCAAGATGGACGGCGGGATGCGATGGGGCGATAATGGATTGGATATATTTAACTGGTGGATGGAAAATGATGTGCTTCCAGGGCAGGAAGTATTAGAAGAATTTCGGGAGGATCTGTTATGAATATGAATTTGAAGCCGGAAGAACTGGTCAAGGCGCTGCGGTTTTGCGGAAAGCACGAATGTGTAACGTGCCCGTGTGACATTGGCGAGTGCATACGAATGGTGTATGCGGCCGCCGACCAGATCGAGCGCGACCAGAAGGAGATTGACGAGCTTCGGGAGAAGCAGCGGTGGATTCCTGTAACAGAGCGGCTGCCGGAGTAACGAGAACTTGTAAACGTGGTGTGGGTGAACAGAGTGCCGGAACCGTATTACGAAAAAATAAAAGGAGTTCCGTTTTCAGGGACTGCGTGTTTCTTCGGGGGACGCTGGTATTGGGATTCACCCATAGTCCTCGACCTGTTGTCGGAATACGGGAAAGATGATCCTGATTTGGTGGATGATGCCGTGGACATCACCCACTGGATGCCGCTGCCGGAACCGCCGAAGGAGGTGGAGTGATGGAAAATCTGTTGCAAAACTTCGCCAGCGGGCTGTGGATCGTATTGGGCGTGTACTGTTTCTTCGGGCTAAGGAAGTGGAACAAGCGGTTCAGCAAACTGTATGACGAGTTGAAGGAGGAGGTGGAGCGATGGAACGACTGACTTATTTCAAAGACGGATACTGGCGGGTAAATTTCAGCGGAGTGCAGTACCAGGCAGATTTTGTTGACCGTCTCGCAGCCTATGAGGACAGCAGACTATCCCCGGAGGATGCGGCAAATCTGCACGCAATTTTGAGAATGGGCGACGGCATGACGCTGATGCGCTTGCGGGAGCTGGCCGTGGCAGATCAAGAGGGGCGCGTGATCGTCTTGCCGTGTAAGGTGGGCGCTAGAGTGTATATCCCGGACATTGAATCCAAAACCGTTGCGAATGTCAGAGTGCAAGGAATTTCAATTACACCAAAAAGCCGTGTTGTCTTACACTTTGGCGGGTATCCTGTTGAATCTGCATGGGGAGATAGATGCGGGATAGATTGGTTCCTCAACCAAGAGGGAGCTGAAAAGGCGCTGGCGGAAATGGAGGGAAAGGCATGAGCTTCGGCAAGAAAACGCGGGAATCGGTCTATGCGAAGTATGACGGCCACTGTGCCTACTGCGGACGGGCTATCGACATCAAGGATATGCAGGTCGATCACTTTCTACCACTCAGAGCATGGGGTATTGAAGATGACGGAACGGATGATATTTCAAACCTCATGCCATCCTGCCGGATGTGCAACCACTACAAGCGGGCAAATTCTCTGGAAACATTCCGGCGGTATATTGCAGAGATTCCGCGCAAGCTCCGCGAGAACTACATCTACAAGGTGGGCGTGGTTTACGGGAATGTAGTTGAAAACGAAAAGCCGATCAAGTTCTAATTTGAAGAAATGGAGGGCAAATGATGGTAAAAAGAATCTGCGACCGATGCGGAGCCGAAATAAACCCTACAAGTTCGGCAACGTATGTAAACGTAAGGGGCGCATATTGCGAAAACACGGGAGAAGTCGAGCTTTGCTGTTCATGCGGGATGCGCATTCGTGAATGGCTAAAACCGACCGAGGAGGACAAGAAGGATGATTAAATGCGACTATTGCGGTGGAAAAGACAATAGCTTCGTGCCGATGAATCAAACCAAAGAATACAGCGGCATTGAAATGGCACTGAATCGGCAAGGGATGCTCCGCGTCCGAGCTGGGTGCGCTCCAAACGGCGACTTTGAGACACAGGACATCGTAAACATTCGGTACTGCCCGCTGTGCGGACGGAATTTTGGGTGGAGATGATGATAATGGATAAGTTAAAGCCGTGCCCGTTCTGCGGCGGAGAAGCGGCGTTTTTGGGAGAAACGCAATCGATAAAATGCAAGCAGTGCGGCGGCATGTTTATCGTCACAAATCCGCTCACAACGAGGTTGGAAGCGAAAGAGGCATGGAACAGGAGGGTAAATGATGGGTCAACATAAGCACAACCCGACCGCTATTGCGGCGGCAAAAGGCGAGCTGCCGCCGAAGAAGCGAGAGCGGCGGCTGACCAAGCGGCAGGCGGAGCGGCTTTTGAAAGCAGAGATCCTGAGTAGATGCACGCCGCTGCTTGCACTGCCGTATGAAATGCGAAACAGAATCGGAAGGGAGTATATGGATTATGACTGATTACATCAAGCGCACAGATGCGGTTAAAATCGCCGAAAAGTACGGGCTTGCGAACGGATCTGCATTGGGACGGCATACTGGACTGGCGGATTGCATCGCAAGTGAGATTTTATCATTGCCCGCCGCCGACGTTGCGCCGGTGGTGCATGGGAAGTGGGGTGACAATGGGATCTCGGGTTCAATGCTGGTGAAATGATCTGTATGTGGCTTTGACTGCGGAGCAAACAGCTTTTCTTACTGCCCCAACTGCGGTGCTCTGGTGGATGGAGGGAACGAAGGTGAATGAAAATTTTGAGAAGATCAAAGGCCGGTTGGGGGAAGCGGAAGTGCTGGCACAGTTGGCCGAGGAATGCGCGGAGCTGGCACAGGCGGCGCTGAAGCTGCGGCGGGCGCTGGATGGAAAGAATCCGACGCCAAAGACGGTGGAAGAGTGTCGAAGAGATCTTTGCGAAGAATATCTTGATGTGATTATTTGCACGGGTGTACTGAATTTAGATCTGCCACCGGAGGGTGTAGAAAGGAAGATGCTTCGCTGGATGAAACGCCTCGGGATCAGAAACGGCGATTGTGGCACAAAAGGGCCTCCGGGTGCGCTGGGGGTTGATCCACGGGGCGAGAGAGGAACATGACGGCTGAACGGAGCGCCGGACGACCGGCGCTGCTTTGAACCGGCAGAAAAAAGAGAAAGGGTGAGCGGGGATGCGCAGAGTGAAGCAGAGGATCTTCTGCGGCGCGGTTTGCGAGCAGATCATATACAACGTCGGAGACAGCGCGGACATCAGGACGGCGAAGCCGAGAAAGCCGCGCTTTGAAAACGAAGAAGACCGGGCTGCGCACCGCGAGGCGATCAGCCGCCGGAAGAATGCGCGGCTTGTCAATGCGAACTTCTCACCCGCCTCGCTTTATTCGACGCTGACCTTTGATCTGGACAGCGAAGTACATACCGTTGCGGAGTGCAAGCGGGAACGGGACAATTTTTACCGCCGCATACTATATAAATATCCGGCGGCGAAGATCTATCTGGTGTACGGCAAGGGCAAGCACACGGGGCGCTTCCACCTGCACATGATCTCGGACGGCGTGCCGGAGGAGGAAATCGGGAAGCTCTGGGGCAGGGGAAGCGTGATCGACGTGAAGCCGCTGCGGAGGCACAACTATTATAAAAATGAGAGCGGGCAGCTCGTCGACCACGGGCAGGACTACACGGCGCTGGCGAATTATCTCTTTGACCACTGGCGGGAGGAGTTCGGCGGGCACCGCTGGAAGGCAAGCCGGACGTGCCGGATGCCGGAGGCGGAGACGCCGACCGAGGCCGTGCGCGAGTACAGCCCGAAGCGGCCGCCGGTGGCGCCACGCGGATATGTGCTGGCGGAGTGCCGGGCGACGAAGTACGGATATCAATATTATAAATATGTATGTGTGCCGGAAAAGGAGCAGGAACGCAAGCGGACGGGACGCCGCTTAGATTGAGCCTTGTAAATGAGTAAAGTTTTACGACGAAGGAGGCGGAGCATGAGCGACTACTGGCACAGGGCGTACATCTGCCCATTTTGGGCGGCAGCTGGCAAAAAGACGATCAAGTGCGAAGACGGCTGCACGCTCTGCTTCCGGGAGAGCTGCGACACGGCAGAGTACATCAGCCGGTATTGCGCAAGCTATGATTACCGGAAGTGCAGCGTCGCGGCGGCAAAGCTGCGATATTTCGACCGGCAGGCATAAAGATATTGGCACAGAGGAAGCGCGCGGGGGTGCCCGGGCGCTCTTTTGGCGTGGGGTGAAAAGCCGAAAAGCATGGTTTATGCTTAAAAGCGAAGGGAGGTGACGCCGGATGGGACGGAAACCGACATTCACATCGGCAGAGGAAATGCAGGAGAAGATCGACGCCTATTTTGCAAGCTGCGAGCCGGAGCTGCTGCGAGATGGAGATGGAACGCCGATGCTGAACAAGAACGGCGAGCCGGTATACGTCGGCGGAAGGCCGATGACCATTCAGGGACTTGCATTGGCGCTCGGGTTTACCTCGCGGCAGAGCTTGCTCAACTACAAGGCAAAGCGCGAATTTGTGGACACGGTGACGCGCGCGCGCCTGCGCGTGGAACAATACGCAGCCGAACGGCTCTTTGACCGGGATGCACAGCGCGGCGCACAGTTCACACTTGCATACGGGTTTGGATATGCGCGGGACACAGAGGACAGCAAGAACCGGGAGACGCAAGGCGTGAAGATTGAGATTGACCGGGAGCTGGAGGAGAGCAGCGAATGAGAACGCTGACAATCGGCACGGTACAGCCGAAGCAGTGGCTCTTTATGACCGACAAGCACAGACACATCGCATACGGCGGCGCGCGCGGCGGCGGGAAAAGCTGGGCGGTGCGCGCAAAGTCAAAATTGCTGGCGCTGCGATACCCGGGGATCAAGGAGCTGATCGTGCGCCGGACGATGCCGGAGCTGCGCAACAACCACATCGACCAGCTGCGGACAGAGCTGAAGGGATTTGCAAAGTACAACCAGACGGAAAAGATCTTCCGTTTCCCGAACGGCAGCAGCATCGCGTTCGGCTACTGCGCAAAGGACAACGACCTCTACCAGTATCAGGGCGCGGAGTATGACGTGATCTTCATCGACGAAGCGGCGCAGCTCCGCGAGGAATGGATCAAGAAGATCAATGCCTGCGTACGCGGCGCGAACAGTTTCCCAAAGCGGACATATTACACGCTGAACCCAGGTGGGCCGAGCCATGGCTATTTCAAGCGGCTGTTTGTCGATCGCATTTTCAATCCGGACGAGTATCCGGAGGATTATTCCTTCATACAAGCGAAGGTCACGGACAACAAGGCGCTGCTGCGGGAGCAGCCGGACTACATCCGAAGTTTGGAGAATCTGCCGCCGAAGCTGCGGGCCGCGTGGCTCGACGGGCGATGGGACGTCTACGAGGGACAGTTCTTCGAGGATTTCGTCAACAACCCGGACGGATACCAGACGCGGCAAGGCACGCACGTCATCGATCCGTTCGAGATTCCGAGCGGGTGGACGATCTGCCGGAGCTACGACTTCGGCTATGGGAAACCGTTCTCCTGCGCATGGTGGGCGGTGGACTACGACGGCGTGATCTACCGCATTTTGGAGCTGTACGGCTGCACGCAGACACCGAACGAAGGTGTGAAATGGACACCGGACAAACAGTTTGCGGAGATCGCGAAGATCGAGCGGCAGCACCCATGGCTCAAGGGAAAGGACATCACAGGCATTGCAGACCCGGCAATCTGGGACGCGAGCCGCGGCGAGAGCATCGAGCAGACAGCGGCACGGTACGGCGTGTATTTCACCAAGGGCGACAACGAGCGCATCGCGGGATGGATGCAATGCCATTACCGGCTGCAATTCGACGAGAACGGATACCCGCGGATGTATGTTTTCCGCAACTGCGAGGCGTTTATCCGCACGATTCCGATTCTGGTATACGACGAGCACAAGGTTGAAGATCTCGACACGAGCATGGAGGATCATGTGGCGGACGAATGGCGGTACTTCTGCATGAGCAGGCCGATTCGCCCGATGCAGACGGCTCCGGCGCAGCCGATTTGGGCTGATCCGCTGAACCAGATGAAAAAACAATGAAAAATATGCACAGAAAAGCGAATGAATATGCGAGAAGGCACAAAAATTCCCGGAGGAAAGACCGGAGAATGGGTGCATAACGGTGAATACATGAATGAAAGGGGTGGGGCCGATGCTGATGCCAGCATTGACGGACACAGAGAAGAGCACCGTCACGACAGAGGTCTTCGGGGGCTACAACCACAATCTTGAAATTGGAGACGGCGAGTTTTACGACATGAAAAATCTGTGCTCGGAGCACTACCCGCTTTTGAGCCAGAGGCCGAAGCGGAGCTTTGACCGGCAGCTGAACAGCCCGCAGGCGCTTATCTCGCGGGATGCGCTTTGCTGGATTGACAACCAACAGCTCTACATCTCCGGCTATTCGATGGCAGAGTATATGACGGCGGTGCAGATCACGAGCGGGAAGAAGCAGATCGTGTCGATGGGCGCGTATCTCTGCATCTTCCCGGACGGCATTTACTTTAACACGGAGAAGTATTCGGACAACGGCTACATGGGGCACGCAAACAGCGTGGCGCTTGGCGCGAGCCGGAAGCTCGGCATTTCGCTCTGCACGGTGGACGGCACGGCAATCACGGTGAGCTATACGCAGAGCAATCAGCCGGAGAACGCGACAAACGGCCAATACTGGATCGACACGAGCGGAAGCGTGCACACGCTGAAGCAGTATGCGGCGACAACCTCGCAATGGGTGTCGGTGCCGACGGTCTATCTCAAGCTCGCGGCGGACGGCATCGGACAGGGATTTTCCAAGTACGATGGAATCCAGCTGAGCGGGCTGACCGGAAGTGAGCAGGTGAAAGCGCTCAACGGATCGCACATCCTATACGACGTGGCGGAGAGCTACATCGTGATCGTGGGCCTTGTCGACCAGACGACGGAGCTGACGAACGGGACGATAAAGACCGCGCGGCGCGTGCCGGAGATGGACTATGTGACAGAGAGCGGAAACCGGCTCTGGGGCTGCAAGTATGGCGTGGTGGACGGCGAGACCGTGAACGAGCTTTATTGCTGCAAGCTCGGGGACTTCAAGAACTGGGAGTGCTACGAGGGCGTGGCGACGGACAGCTGGCGCGCGAGCTGCGGAACGGATGGGAGATGGACGGGCGCGGCGACGCTGGCCGACAGCCCGATCTTCTTCAAAGAGGACTGCTTCCACCGAGTATACCCATCTGCACAGGGCGCACATCAGGTCGTCGTGCAGAAATGTGAGGGCGTGCAGCGCGGATCGGAAAAGAGCCTTGTTGTGGTAGACGACCGGCTCTATTACAAGTCGCGCATGGGCGTCTGCGTCTACACGGGCGGGATGCCGGAGAACATCGGCAGCGCGTTCGGGAACACACTCTACTATGAGGCCGTGGCCGGAGGGGCGCGCGGGAAGTATTACATCTCGATGCGGGATGGAGAAAACGTCTGGGCGCTCTTCTGCTACGACACGCGGCGCGGACTTTGGCACAAGGAGGACAGCCTGCACGCGGCAGAGTTTGCCCGCGTGGACGATGAGCTTTACTGCCTGGACAGCGAGAAGCACGTAGACTGTCTGTATGGGTCGGCAGGACAGCCGGAAGGGGCTGTCGAGTGGATGGCGGAAACAGGAACGATGAACTACGGCCTCGCGGGGAAGAAGTACATCACGCGGCTGGACCTGCGGATGCAGCTTCCGAAGGGAAGCAGCATGGATTTCTGGATTCAGTACGATTCGGACGGACAGTGGCGGCACAGCGGACATCTGGAAGGACGCGGGATGCGGACATTCCTGCTGCCGATTCGACCTTGCCGGTGTGACCATCTGCAATTCCGAATGACGGGCAAGGGCGAGATCAAGCTATACGGCCTGACGCGCGTGCTGGAAGCGGGAAGCGACGCATGAGAAAGGAGGTGCGACGATGGGCAGCATGAAATTGGCGTACCCATCCATTGCCGGAAAGACGAGCGGGGAGCAGCTGGAATCCATGCGGCGCTACCTCCGCACGCTGACGGATCAGCTCAACCTCGCGGACTGGTCGGCGGGCGCGGTGCTGCAGGAAGTGTCGCGGGCCATTGATGCGGACAGCCTGCCGGACGCGGAGCGGAAGACGCAGCTCGGGAATTTTGGGCAGCTCAAGGCGCTGATTATCAAGACGGCGGACTACGCCGCCGCGAACAGCGAGGAATTTCAGACGAAGCTCTCGGGCAATTATGTCGCGGTATCGGACTTCGGGAAGTACTGGCAGAAGGCCACGATGACCATTGACGGAAACGAATTCGGCATCCGGCAGCTTTATGACTACGCGGCGGGCATCAACAATGATTTCACGGTGAAGTCACAGCAATATGTGAAGACCGGGCTGCTCTATTACAACGGCGCAGTGCCGGTCTACGGCGTGGGCGTCGGCAACATCGAGACCACGGTGACGAAAGACGGCGAGACCGTGGTAGACCAGAAGAAAAATGAGCTCGTGACCGTGACGCCTGGGAGGCTGTCCTTCTGGCAAAGTGGAAGCGAAGTGGCGTATCTCACGGATAAGAAGCTGCACTTCCCGTCCGGCACGCTGGAAGCGACAAATGCGGTGCTATCCGGGACGCTGACGGCGGCGAGCGGATCGACGATCGGGCCGTGGACGGTATCGGACAGCAGCATCTACCGTACCCACAACACATGGGGCGCGTCCGGCGGACTGTATTTCGGAACGAGCGGGCTGAGCCTCGGCAGCAATTTCAAGGTCGACGCGAGCGGGAATCTGACGGCGAGCGGCGCAAGCATTTCGGGGACCATTACGGCGAGCAGTCTGTATGTCGGTGGGAACGAGATCGCGACACAGCTGAACTATCTGACACAAACGGTGTATTCGCAGCTGAGCGCGCTGATGGGCTATGTTACAGCGCAGGGGCAGTACAGCGGGAATCTGGCGGGGAACACGGTCACGGTTGGGTCGCAAGGGATTTTGTATGGGAGTTATAATTCACAGGGAAACCCGGGCATGGAAGTGTACGGTTCGAACGGACTGAGACTGACGTCTGCTGGAAACGTCTATCTTGGTGCACAGGGCGGCGGAACGAATGGATCGATCACCATTGGCGGCGGGATGGTCAGCATCTACGCTGAATCCGGGCTATACGTTAACGGAACGAAGGTTACATAAGGAGGAGCAACATGGGAATTGGAATGGCGATCGAGGCGCTGCGGGAGAAGCTGATCAAGGACATCAATGAATCCGGTCTGCCGCCTGTGGTGGTGGAACTGGTGCTGCAGCCGCTCATGGCAGAGCTGCACGGGATGGCGATTGGGCAGATCCAAGCGGAGCAGATCCACAAAAAAGAGGAAAAGGAGGAAGCCGATGCAGGAACAGAACATGCAGACGATGGAGAATGAACAGATGGCGCCGGTGCTGACGCAGCCGATCGGTGAAGCGCAGGTGCGGCAGGCGTTTGCCACGCTGCAAAAATACAAGGCGGGCAAGGCAAACCTTGAAGCGCGCGTGACGGCGAGCGAAAACTGGTGGCGGCTCAAGAGCTGGCGGCAGATTCAAAAAGGGAATCCGATGGACGATAAGTGGGCGAGCGCATGGCTCTTTAACGTCATCATGGGAAAGCACGCGGACGCGATCGCGGCATACCCTGCGCCCGCCGTCCGGCCAAGGGAGCCGGACGACCGTGGAGAAGCCAAGCGGCTCTCGTCCATCCTGCCGGTGATCCTAGAACAGAACGATTTCGAGGAAGTCTACTCGGACAGCCAGTGGACGAAGCTGAAGCAGGGAACGCTCGTTTGGCACGTGAGCTGGGACAGCTCCAAGCTGAACGGAATCGGCGACATCGCCGTGAACGCGGTAGACATTCTGAGCTTTTTCTGGGAGCCGGGGATCACAGACATTCAGAAATCGAAAAACGTCTTTGTGACGGAGCTGGTCGACAACGACATCCTGACGGCCAAGTATCCGGAGTTGGAAGGGAAGCTGAAATCGACCGGCAACATCATGCAGCAGTACAACACAGATGACACCGTGCCGACGGACAACAAAAGCATGGTGGTGGACTGGTACTACAAGAAGTGGCGGGGCGGCAAGAGTGTGCTGCATTTCTGCAAATTCGTCGGAGACAACGTACTGCTGGCGACCGAGAACGACGGCGAGCAGAAATATAGCACGCAGCAGATGCCGGACGGCTCGGTTGTGCAGACGCCGGTCGGAAGCCCCATGGCGGAGACGGGCCTTTACGACGACGGGGATTATCCGTTTGTGGTGGATGCGCTGTTCCCGGTGGAGGGCAGCATCGCCGGTTATGGCTACATCGACATCGGCAAGAGCGCGCAGGAGCAGATCGACCGGATGAATCAGGCGATCATCAAGAACGCAATTATGGCGGCGTCGCCCCGGTGGTTTCGGCGCAGCGACGGCGCGGTAAACGAGGAAGAATTTGCGGACTGGACGAAGCCTTTTGTGCACGTGGACGGCAATCTCAGTCAGGACTCGCTGATGCAGATCCAGGTAAACCCGTTGAGCGCGAACTACATCACAATTTTGCAGAACAAGATCGAGGAACTGAAATGGACGACCGGCAACACGGACGTCAACAACGGCGCGACAAGCTCCGGTGTGACGGCGGCCTCCGCGATTGCGGCGCTGCAGGAAGCATCGGGCCGGTCGAGCAAGGACAGCACAAAGTCGGCATACCGGGCTTATGCGCGGCTCATCCGCATGGTGATTGAGCGAATTCGGCAATTCTACGATCTGCCGCGTCAGTTCCGCATTGTGGGGCAGCGCGGCGCGGAAGAATTCGTGCAGTATTCCAACCAAGGGCTGCAGATGCAGCCGCTCTATGGCAAGGACGGGCAGCCGGACGGGATGCGGAAGCCGGTATTTGATATCGAAGTTTCGGCACAGAAGGCGAGCGAATATACGGCGATGGCGCAGAACGAGCTGGCGCTGCAATTCTTCCAGCTGGGCTTCTTCAATCCGCAAATGGTGGATCAGGCGCTCGCGACGCTGGACATGATGGACTTCGACGGGAAGGACAGCATCGTGCAGAAGATTCAGGAGAACGCCGACCTTGCGGAGCGTCTGGCGCAGTGGCAGCAGATGGCGCTTGCCGTGGCAGATCGATATGATCCTTCGCTCGGGCAGGCGCTGGCCGAACAGGTATTGATGGAGGGCGGACAGGCCGTGCAGGCTCCGCAGGATGAAAAGCTGGCAGAGATCAAAACCGGCGAGCAGCAGGAGCCGACGAAGGTACAAAACGCGCGGGAACAGGCGCAGAAGGCCACGCAGCCGGAATAAAAAAACCGATCTGCCGGCGTGGGGTGAAATCACAAAAAACGCATGGTAGACTGAAATTAGAAAGTCAGAAAGGACTTGCTTTATGGAGGAACTTATGGCAGGAGCGCCCCAGGTGGGCGCGGCTGACGTCGCCGGTCAGCAGATGAGCGGGCAGGCAGCTCCGGCACAGGCGCAAGCGCCGCAGCAGCAGGCCAACGTCCCGGACGCTCAGGGACAGCAGGAGGAGACCTTTGAGAGCTTGATCGCGGGAAAGTACAAGCAGCAGTACGACAGCGCAGTCGGCGCGGCGGTACAGAAGGCCGTGAAGCAGCGGCTCAAAGGGCAGGGGGCGATGAAGGCGCAGATCGAAGCGATGGCTCCGGTGGTCGACCGGCTGGGCGTGCTCTATGGAATTGACACCTCAGACCCGAGAAAGATCGACTATGCGGCGCTGGCGCAGAAGTTCGGTGCGGATAACCGTCTCTACGAAGCAGAAGCCATGGAACGCGGCTCGACGGCTGACGCGGTGCGCAGCGAGTATGCTTCTCGCGCGGAAACCGCAGGGATGCGCCGCCAGCTGCAGGAGTACCAGCTTCAGGAGCAGTTCAACGGCATCCGGTCGGCATTTGACCGGGATGTTGCCGGGCAGTACGGGACGAGCTTTGAGGCCGAGATGGCAAACGAAGACTTCGCCAGGCTGATTGCGGCGAACGTCCCGCCGAAGACAGCCTACGAAGTGGTACACATGGCAGAGATCCAGGCAGCGCAAGCGCAGGTGGTGGCAGCACAGGCGAGAAACAACGTCATGCAGACCATTGCCGCGCAGGGCGCACGGCCTGCCGAGATCGGCGGGAACGCCAACGGCGGGCAATTCACAAACACAGACCCGCGCAGCTGGTCGAAGCAGCAGCGCGAGGACATCATCAGAAGGGTTCAGAGGGGGGAAAAAATCGTCCTCTGAGAAGAAGGAGGAAAAAATCATGGGTAACAGCAACATTGGATTCCAGTTTTTCGCGGATGCGGGTACGCTGGTCAACGCGACCGGCAACTATGTGAACGCATACACGGGCACGACTACGGCGTTTGACACGACCAACAAACTGACGCCGACGATGAAGACGTTTTATGACACGCAGCTCTTGGAGAATGCGCGTCCGGAACTCATTTTCGCGCAGCTGGCGAAGAAACAGGCGCTTCCGCGCAACCACGGCAAGAGCGTGGAATGGCGCAAGTGGAACACGCTGCCGGAGGCGGAGACGCTGACCGAGGGCGTCATCCCGACGGGCCAGAAGCTCGGCATGTCCAGCATGACGCAGGACATCGTGCAGAAGGGCCTGTACGTCACGATCTCCGACCAGCTGGAACTGCACGCCATTGACAACGCCATCCTCGGCGCGACCGAAGAGCTCGGCGCGTCCGGCGGCATGAGCGTGGACAAGATGGTGCGCAACGAGGTCGTGGGCGGCACGGTGAAGCAGCTGTGCGATAAGGTGAACGCGACGACGGGCGTGCACACCGAAGTGACCACGAGAAGCGGCATGGACACGACGTCGGTTCTGACGCCGACGGAGATCAACAAGGCCGTGACCACGCTGAAGAAGATGCACGCGCCGACGATCAACGGCAAGTATGTCGCCGTCATCCATCCGTCCGTCGCATACGACCTGCGGCAGAGCAAGGAATGGATCGAGGCGCACAAGTACGCTGCGACGACCGAGATGTTCAACGGCGAGATCGGCGAGCTGCACGGCGTGCGGTTCATCGAATCGACGAACCAGAAGATCTGGAACGACAGCACATGCCCGGTCAAGACGGAGGCTGCGAGCGGCAACCCGGCGGTCTATTACAGCGTGTACGCGACGCTGGTCATGGGCAAGGACGCCTTTGCGATGATCGACCCGGACGGCGGCAACATGGAGATGATCGTGAAGACGAAGGACGAGGCGGGCGGCCCGCTGAACCAGTTCAGCACCGTCGGCTATAAGTATGAGGGCGCGGCGAAGATCCTATACGAGGATCGCATGGTGCGCATTGAAAGCCTGAGCGCGTATTCCGCGACAGACCCGGCGAACTAAGGAAGGAGCACAGCAATGGTAAAGACCGAAGTGACCGAAGCGTATGACCCGTGGAAGGACATGCGGGAGATCACGCTGCCGCGGGCGGGCAACAACGAACAGCAGTTCCAGCTTGTCGGCGTGAACGGCCGGACATTTCAGGTGCCGCGCGGCAAGCGGACGCAGGTACCGCTGCCGGTCTACGAGTGCCTGATGGAGGCACAGGCGGCGCAGCAGGAAGCCTTTGAGGCCAACCGCAGGAGCGAACCGAAGTAACAACGAAATGCCAGTGCGGCATGGACGGGAGGGGGCTGCAAAGCTCCCTCTTTTCCGTAGAAGGAGGGTTTATGAGAATCAGGGAAGCGATTGAAACAATCGACCGGCTGATGCCGAATCAGTACGGCGAGGATGACAAGGTGCACTGGCTCAGTGAGCTGGACGGCATTGCAGATCGTGAGGTATTCCGGGCGCATGAGCGGGAAGAGGATATGGGGGAATTCACCGGCTATCCGCCGGGGGTAGACCTCGACACGATTTTGATGATCCCGTTTCCGTACGAGGACATCTACCGCTGGTATCTGGAGATGAAGATCTGCGACGCGAACGGCGAGCTGACGAAGTACAACAACGCCGCTGCAAAGTACAACAGCTACTGGCAGGGATTTTGGAACGCATACAATCAGGCACACATGCCGCGGCAGGCGGCGACGTATTTCAAACTGTAAAGGGGTGAAGACATGGCAATTTATCGCGTAGAGAACGGAAAGGCGCCGGCCGGCCTTTCGGCGGGCGACGAGGTCGTGACCGGCGGCGGAACATACCGGATCACAGGTGTCAACGCCGACGGCAGCTACAAGAGCCAGGTGAGCAACAAGAAACAGACGACCTACAACTACAAGGGGCAATATACGCAGCGGCAAAGTCCGCTGCTCTCGCAGGGCGTGAGCGGGTATACGCAAAACAAAGTCAATGGGCTGGAAGGCGGTTACACGCCAGGCTCCGCTGTGCAGCAAGCGCAGGCGTATCTCAATCAGGTGCAGTCCCGCAGACCGGGGGAATATCAAAGCCAGTGGGACGGCGAGCTGACGGAGCTTTACAACCGGATCGCGAACCGGAAGCCGTTCAGCTATGACATTGGGACAGACCCGGTATATCAGCAGTACCGTGAGCAGTACCAGCGGCAGGGGCGGCTCGCGATGCAGGACACGATGGGCCAGGCGGCGGCGCTGACCGGCGGTTATGGAAGCACCTACGGCGAACAGGTGGGGCAGCAGGCGTACAATGCCTATCTGCAAAACCTGAACGACATTGTGCCGGATCTTTACAATGCGGCATACAACCGCTACCGCGACGAGGGCACAGACCTCTACAACCAGTATGGACTGCTCAGCGACCGCGAGAATCAGGCGTACAGCCGGTACCGCGACACGGTGAACGACTACTACTCCGACCTCTCCGACGCGCGCGGCGCCTACGACAGCGCCTATTCGCGGGACTACAACCAGTGGAGCGACCAGCTCAGCTATTGGGCGCAGAAGGCGGCGAACGAGAACAGCGCCTACTTGCAGCAGCTCGCGGCGCAGAGCAGGGCGAGCGGCGGATCGGGCGGGAGCAGCAAGAGCAAGGAGACGACCGCACAGAGCGGAAAAGGCTACATCGACAACACCTACAACAAAGGTGGTGTCGGCGGGGTGCAGTCGAAAACGTATGATCAGCTCAAGCGAGGGATGTATGAATGGCTGGCGATGGGGCAGAAGGACAAGGCGTATGAGTTGTTCCAAGGCGTCGTGCACCAGCTCAATCTCGGAAACGCGACCGGCAAGAAGCAGTATAACGAGCTGGCGAGCATCTTGAACAAGGCGGGGTTTGGCATTCCGCTGGAATAAGGGGGAGCTATGGCAAAGTGGAAACGGAGCGGCGCGGATGCGCTGCGGGAGTATGAACAGGCGAGCAGCTATGCGAAGAACACCGGAGCTGCCCAAATGCAGCAGCAGGAGCAGACGCAGAGCGGCACATGGAAGCGCAGCGGCGCTGACGCGCTACGGGAATATGAGCAGTCCACAAACTTTCCGCAGACCATGCGGCAGCGGCAGTACAACGCGGAGGAGCGGAACTACGACGCATTTGCCAACTACCGCGCGGCAATGCAGCAACAGGCGCAGCGGCAGGTGACGCAGGGCTATGAGCGCCGGGCGGACGCGATGGGGGCTGTGGCGAGGGGGTATGGGCAGTCGAACATGCCGACGGCGGCAAAGAAGACGGCATACCAGAATTACACATACGCGCTCAAGCAGAAGGAGCTTCGGCAGAAACAGATGAGCGGGAAACCGCTGACCCCGGCAGAGCAGAAGATCCTGAATACAAATGTCTATAAGAACGTAGAAGCCGCAGCTGCGCAAGAGAGCGGAAAACTGAAAACAGTTCATGAAAACGAAGACTGGAGAGAGGAACGGAAGAAGAAGCGCAAAGAGCAGCTGAGCGAGCAGGAATTCAACCGGTCGAGCGCGATGCAGGAACAGTATGGCTCGTATGACAACTATCTGCGCGGCGTGTATGCCGGGTATGATGAGGCTGTGGCGAAGCGGGAAGCAGAACAGGCGAAAAGCTCTGACACGCTGCGGGCCGAGAGCGCGGACGTGCAGCGGCAGATCGCGGAGATCGACGCGCGCCAGAGGGCTGCATGGACGCAGAACGGCCATTCCGGCTGGGATGCCGATTTACAGCAGGAGAAAAAGGCGCTGCAAGAACAGCGCCGCTCGCTGGACGACCGCGCATACTGGAAGGGGCAGGAGGAATACAAGGCCGGGAGACAGGCAGAGCGGCAGGCCGAACAGGACAAATATGCGGGCTGGACGGCGGAGCAGATGCAGGCGCGGATCGATGAGATCGACGCGCAGCAGAAGGACGCATGGACGCGGAGCGGCGCGTCTGGATATGATGCGGCCTTGCAGCAGGAAAAGAAGGAACTCGAACGGCAGAAGAACCGCATCGCGCCGGGATGGCTGCAAAAGGCGGGGAACTTTGTGGATGACGCGCTGACGGCGTTTTATGAGGGCAGCAATGCGCAGTCGATGAGCGGGTTTGAAATGGCGCACAACGTCGCGGAAACGAAGGTCAATCAGGGCGTCGCGTGGGCGCTGCGCGACATTGCGGATTCTGCGATGCTGCACGCGCTCGGCGGCGATCGATACGCGGAGAAGCTGCGTTCGCTGGCAGACCGAATGGCGACGGAGTATGACTATACAGACGCGCAGCTGTGGCAGGATGATTATAACCGGATCATGGACGAGGTGCTGCAGGATCACAGCCCGGTCGGGACGTGGATCTTGCAGCAGCTTCCATCCGCCGGAGCGATGGTGGGCGACATGATGGTGTCTACGGCGACGGGCGGCGCGCTCACGCCGCTGACGGTGATGGGAATTCGTGCGGGCGGAAATGCTATGCTCGACGCGCACAATGCAGGGGCGACGGACACACAGGCTGTGCTCATCGGTCTGCAAAATGCGGCGGTGGAGATCCTGTCGGAAAAGCTGTTCGGAGGAAACCCGGTCTATGATGAGGATGTGGGTCTGGTGAACCGTGCTGTGGCGAAGCTGACGAAAAGCAAGACGGTCATGAAAGTGCTGGACAGCAAGGCGCTTGATTTCGTGTCGGAAGGTCTGGAAGAAGTGATCGCGGAGCTTTTAGAGCCGACGTTCCAGAGCCTCGTTTTGAATGGAAGTCTGAAAGGCTCGGTGACATGGGAAAGTCTCGGCAATTCGTTCCTCGGCGGCGTGTTCCTCGCGGCGCTGGGCGACCTCGCCGGGATGCCGGGCGGGCTGACGCAGGCGAAGCAGGAGCGGCAGACAAAATATTACGCGAAGATCCTCGCGGGTCAAGGTGCGCAGTCTGAAAATACGGAGGTGCGCGAGGCTGCGGCCATCGTGCAGGAAAAGCTGGACTACGGTCGGACGCCGGATATTGAAGACATCGGGCGGGTGCTCTCTGCGATGGACGACGCTGGGGAGACACAGGCGGCACAGGAGGCTGCGGAGGCCGCGCAGAGCAGCAGAGCATACAACCAATATGAAAAGGCCGTGGAGGACGTGCAGCAGTCTCGGGCGGACTATGACCGCAATATGCAGCGGAAAGCGATCTTTGACGCGGAGGACGCCGGAGAGATCACGCACGAGCAGGCGGAAGCCGCGCTGGATGTGCTGGATAACGATGAGGCCATCAACCGGGGCGAGGCAGACCGCGTGAACGCACGGAAAATCCAAGAGGATGCGGAAGCTATGCAGGACGCGGCCAACGCACGGGAGCGGCTGCGGAGCCAGCAGGAGCGGGCGGATGAGACGCTTGACCGCCAGACGGAGCGAAGCGCGAGCCGCACGGTGCAGCAGGCGGCGGCACAGTATGGATGGACCGCATCCTTGACGGATGCGGTCGCACAGGGCTATACTGCATATATCAGAAGGGGAGGCGGGGAGCTGAGCGCGGCGCAGTACGCCGAGGCGGCGAACCGGGCCTATCAATATGGCGCAAGCGGCGCGGCACTGAACGCGGCGCAGAGGGCCGCACAGGGCGTACAGCCGAAGATCACACAGGCGGCATGGGCCGCCGGAAAGGAAAACGGAAATGGCAGAACAGGAAAAGCGGCTGCTGATGACGGCGGCAAACGGGATGCAGGTATGGATTCCGGAAAGCAGAGTGGAAGCGTGGCAGCGGGCACAGGCCGCACAGAAGCGCGATCCCAGCAAAGGAGCGCGGCAGCGGAACGCGCTGACATCGAAAATCGTGTCCGCAATGCAAAGCAGCCCTACCTCAGTGGAAAAGAAATAGGGATCAAAAACGGCTCGGCGGAAAAGAGTTTTCAAGAAGTGCCGGAAAGCCTCTGGACACCGGCGCTGCGGGAGACGGCGGAGCACCTGAAGAAGAACGGCGTCAAGAATGTGCATTTCTTTGTCGGGAAGATCGGCGTCGTCAATCAGGCGTCTCAGGTGACGCGGTACATGAACGGCGTGGCGATGGGCGATTCCGTGTGGGTCAGGGCCAACGACAAACGGCTCAGTGTGGAGCAGATCGGGCGGCATGAGGAATTTCACAACATGGCAGACCGCGCGCCGGATATGCTGGATGCGGTGCGGGAGCAGATCACAAAGAAGCTCGGCAAGGAGAAGCTGCGGGCGCTGGCCCGACGATACGCCGAGGCTTATGAAGGATGCTACACCGAGGAAGAGCTGGCACACTACATCGAGGAGATCTGCGCGGACGCTTATGCCGGGATCGAGCGGTTTGGGGGACTTTCGAAGGAAGCTATGGATGCGCTGTGGCAGACGAATGAAAAGACCCAAAGCACAGAAAAAACCGACAGCGCCAGAGCGCCGCCGAAAGGAAAGTTTAGTTTGGAAACGTCGGAGGATGGCCGGAAGTATGTATTGGTAGATCGGCAACAGGGGCGGTTTATCGGATTGAACAACAAGGAAGCCGCAAAGCTGGCGAAAGAGGTCATCCAGGAGGAATTCTCCGGCCAGACGCTTCCGCTCGGAGAATATGCAGCTGTGACGGTTCGTCGGCGTGGCGGAGAATACAGTTTCGACGGCGCGAAGAAATATGCGTATGATGGGAGTCAATATAGCGACACAGTATTCCAAGCGAAGATGCGCGCTGCGGCCAATCTGGATGAAATGCTGGAAGCGGCTGAATATGTCGGACACTCCGACGATCACAAAAATCATGCGTTTGCAACGGATGGGTTTGATTATTATAAAACCACATTTGTTGTGGGCGGGAGAGCATTTGAAGGGGTATTCAACATCGGCCTCTCTGATATGGGCGCAACGTTCTATGGCATGACAAAAATAGAGCAAGTCACCGATACCAACTCTTTCGTTTCGTCCCTTGTGGATGAAACGCGGTCGGATAATGGTGACTTGCCTAAATCAAGGGTAGCACGGAACGTCGAAAATGTCAATGGGAAATTCTCGGCAGATGCTGAGCAGGAGGCGAAGGAACAGACCGAGGAACAGGAAGTGCCGAAGGGCGGCTATACGCTGAACACGATTCCGAAGCGGGCACAGACCTATTTGCGGAGAGCGCAGAATGACTTCCTATACCAACTCGAACGGAGCTTCCGGATGCCGTTCGGGCAGAACGTCAAGAAGACGCGGGAGCTGCTGGACGAACTGACGAACGAATACCTCCAGACCGGAGACGTCACGAAAGAGACGATGGACAAAACGTTTGAAAAGGTCTATGAAGAGGGCGTGAAGCTGGAAAAGGCGTTCTATGAGAAGATCGAGCGCGTCGCGCCGCAGCTTCGGATGACGGAGATCACCCTGAGCGCAGAGGAGCGGGCGGCACTTGAAAACTACGAGCAGTTCAAGCGGCGCACCAGAGGGAAGCTGAATGTGGTGGAATCCGGCGGGAAATCTCTGAGCGAGGTCTATGAGATCATGAGCCGGAAGATTCCGGAGCTGTTCCCGCGTGGCGTGACCGATGCGGCGGAGCAGGAAATGCTTTTGCTGATGGGCGCGAACCGCATGGCGACCACGAAAGAGAACGTGCGCAGCTACAATGGAAAGAACGCTGCGGTCTGGAAGCGGACGGCACAGGTCGATTTTGAGGCAAACGTCCGGGACATGATGGGCGATCTGCGCGTGGCGCGGCGCTACGCCGAAGCGCAGAAACGGACAGAGAAGGTCTATGAGGGGCCGACGACGGAAGAAGATGTGCAGGCGCTCTATAATCTGCAAGCAGACCAGAGACGGAACTATGAGCGGGAGGCGCAGAAGTATCTTCTGACGGCGGAAGACCGCCGCATGGTGAACCGGCTGCTGCGCGGCGACATTACGCCGGAGAGCGTGGCCGGGATGGAGAACGCGGATTCTATCCTTGCAGTCTATGAGGCCAAGGCGGACTATGACCTGACGACCTTGAAGATCGCAGAATACAACAAGCACATCAACGAACAGCGGGACAAAAACGCGCAGACGGCGCTCGGAGACATCAACCAGTGGAAAGACAAGAAGACCGGATTCCAGTATGCCAGGGAGACGCAGACGCGGAACGTCCGCGACATCGCGCCGAAGGAGAACGCCGAGGCGGTCAACAAGGGCTATTTTGAACCGGTGCGAAAGGCGACGGCGAACGCCACGCGGATGAAGAACGATCTGCGCGCCCGCGTAAAGGCGCTGAAGCTGAGCCGGCACAGAGCAAAGGGAAACATCGTCAGCGAGGCCGCAGCCGTGCAGATCCTCGGCGAGGCGCAGGACAACATCCGCGTGATGGAAGCCAGCAAGGGGCGCATCAAGGAGCGGGATGGAAAAACACTCGAAGAATGGGAAGGCATCGTCTCGGAACTCTGGAACAAGAATCCGGGGTTAGACAAGGCCAAGATCCAGAACGCGGTGAAGGAGTTCCGCAAGATCTATGATGAGCTTTACAAGATGATGAACGCGACGCGCATCCGAAACGGCTATGCGCCGGTCAACTACCGGGCGGGGTATTTCCCACACTTCGGGATTGGAACGTCGGACGGAATCCTGAACCTCATGGGAATGGCAATGGGCGTCGAGGCTGGGATCGAAGTTTTGCCGAATGATGCGAAGGGAATCTTCACATGGTGGCTCAAAAAGCGGAAGGAACAACGCGGCCCTGACGCGCTGCCCACGACGATCAACGGACAGACAAAGAATTTCAAGCCCGGAATCCCGTGGCTCGCCAACGCACAGGAACGAAAGGGATTCCGCACGGCATACGACGCGGTGAAGGGATTCGACAAGTACGTCGAGGGCGCGGCGAGCGTCATCTATTACACGGACGTCATTCAGAATCTGCGGTCCTTGGCGAGAAATGCGCGCTACCTTGCATCGAACGATGGAATCAAGGAACAGATCGACGCCATCCGCGCGAACGAAAATCTGACGGAGGAAGACAAGAAAGATAAGATCGACGAGATCAAGCGGGAAGGGCGCTATGCACTGTCTCTGTGGGTGGCGAACGTCGATGAGTATACCAATCTGCTTGCGAACAAAAAAAGCACGCTCGACCGCGATGTGGAATCGCTGCTGAACCGGTCGGTGCACAGTTTCCTGAAGAAGTGGCAGACGAAGGTTGCGGCAAATATGGTGGCGCTGAATCCGGGATCGTGGCTGACGAACTTCGGCGTCATTGCGCAGGCGGCGGCACAGATGAAGATCACGTCTGTAGCGAAAGCAATGTACCAGCAGGCGGCGAACGCATGGGTACATGATGATTTCGCAGAGCGGAGCGACTTTCTTACCAGCAGAGCGGGCAGTGATACGCTGGTCAACAGCTGGGCGGACAACGCGAGCAAGGTGCTGTCGAAGCCGATGGAGCTGATCGACTGGTATTCCTCCAACGTCATCGTCCGGGCGCGGTACATGGAAAACATTCAGCGCGGCATGAGCGAGGAAAGCGCGATGGAGGAAGCAGACGATTTTGCGGCGGGTGTCATGGCAGACCGCAGCAAGGGCGCGATGCCGACACTGTTTGAATCCCGGAATCCGCTGCTGAAAATGTTCACACAGTTCCAACTCGAAGTGAACAACACGTTTTCGTATGTGTTCAAAGATCTCCCGGCAGAACAGCGGAAGAAAGGCGTCGGCGCGATTGCATGGGCGCTGCTCAAATTTGCGCTGGAAAGCTGGATCTACAATGAGTTCTATGAACTAGTAGTAGGCCGACGACCGATGCTTGACCCAATCGATCTTATCATCGAGGGTGCGGCAAGCTATTCCGGGCACGACCGGAATAATGCCATCCGCGCACTTGCAACAGGCCAGAAATGGTGGACGGAGAAGGATGAGGATGAACACTGGCTGAACACGACGGTCGATTTTGCAACAGAGATCGGGCAGGAGCTGCCGTTTGTCGGGAATCTTGTGGGCGGCGGCAAGCTGCCGTACACCAGTACATTCCCGGATATCGGAAATATGATCAGCATTGCGGCGTCCGAGGATCTGGATGCGAAGCAGAAAACCGAGAAGCTGCTGCTGTCGCTGAAAGACCCAGCGGCATACTGGGTACTGCCGTTTGGCGGCGGACAGCTCAAGAAATCCATTGAAGGTGCCGCTGCAACCAAGGCGGGCGGAAGCTACAAGATGAACAGCAAGGGCGAGCGCGTCCTGCAATACCCGGTCTACACTGACACGACGGCGGACAAGATCCGGGCATGGACGACGAACATTGTATTCGGCAAAAGCTCGACCAAGGCTGCGCAGGACTGGGTAGAAAGCGGGTTTAAGAATCTGAACGCCAAGGAGACCACGGCATACGAGACCATGACGGAATACGAGGATCAGCGGGAAACATTCGCCTTCATCAAGGCGGTCAAGAAGATCGACGGAGACACAAACAAGAAGATCTTCCTCGGGAGCTACAAGGGCGTGAGCGACAAGGCCAAGGCGGACTATTTCTACAATGTCATTGCCAATGATACGGACAAAGAGGAAATGGAGCCGATGACCGAGAAAGAGCGTATCGCGTATATGGAGAAAAAGATCCAGGACGCGAAGGACAAACAGCTCAAGGAAAGCATCCGGGAAGATTTCGGCGAGGGAAAAATCAGCGAGCAGAAAGCGATCCAGAAACTCGTCGCAAACGACTTTGCAGACGACGAGAACGACGCCTACTGGAAAATCCGCGAGTGGAAGGGAGGCAAGGGATACAAGAAATACGACAGCTTCCTTTCCACGGTAGAAAGCGCCGGAGACGTCGCCAAGGCGGCAAAGGAGTATCTGGACAACGGTGTAGAAGCTGAAACGCTGGCACGAGAAATTACCAGCGAGTACAAGCAGCAGTACATTGCGGCGGACAGCGCGGAGCGCAAGCGGCTGAAGAAGCTGCTGCTGGACGCTTATGCCGCCATCGGGTATGACCGGAAGGAGAAAGAGAAGGACATCGACAAGTGGCTGGAAGATGACAAGTAACAAAAAACCGGAGCGGGATGACCGCTCCGGTTTTTTACTGGGCTTTTTTTAGTTCGGCGATCTGCTCGCTGTGCAGCTTGATAATGGATTTCAGGAAATCGACCTCTTCCTCCAGCTCTTCCACGCGGCTTTTCGGGGCGAGCGTTTCAAGCAGCGTCTGTTGGCCTTCGGCAAGAAGATTGAATTTCGGCATAATTGAAGATTCGATAAGAACGCGCGTGGAGGCGGCGGTCTCCTGAAGAATCTCTTTTTTCTGGGCCTCCATTACATCTATCATGCGGGAAGTCTGCGTGTCGAGCAAATCCTTAATGAGTGCCAAATCGTTCTTGTCCAGCATAAAATATTCTCCTCCTGTTTGAGATAAGAACAGTATAGCGCGCGGAGGGCGGAGCCGTCAAGTGCTGCGTGGGGTGAATCTGCCGGTAGGAGCTGTTACACTGAGGGAAAGGAGTTGATGAAAATGGGAATTCCAATTCCGGGAGCATACGCAAGCCCGCGAATCTCGAACGGCGTGCTGTGCTGGTATGCCGGAGATACATTCAGCGTCGTCATTCAGGCGGATCTTGTCGATCAGGACGGAACGGCCGTGGACATTGGGGCGACGGACACGGTGAGGATCACGTTCCGCGATGACACGCGGGCGGAGGTTTGGAGCAAGACGTTTTCGAACGTCGCGAACAATCAGGTGACGCTTGTGGTCGATGCGGAGATCAGCGCGAAGTTCCCGAAGGGCAGATACACCTACGACGTGGAATTTTCGCACGGAGACCGGACGACGCTGGCGCGGGACAACAAAGTCCGGGTGGAATGAGGTGAGACAGTGAAGGTTGAAATTCCGAACAGTATTTTGGTCACATTGAGCGGGCAGACGTCGCGCGGCGTGAAGGGCATTGAAGTCCGCGAGGCGGACGGCCATCTGATCTTTACGCTGACGGACGGAAAAGAGCTGGATATGGGTTCCGTCATGGGGCCGCAGGGGCCGAAGGGAGACACTGGCGCGAAAGGCGAGAAGGGCGACACTGGGGCCAAGGGAGACACTGGCGCAACGGGCGCAAAGGGCGAAAAAGGGGACAAAGGCGACAAAGGCGACCCCGGCGCGACCGGCGCGCAAGGAGAGCAGGGAGCGCAAGGACTGCAAGGTGAGCGCGGCGAGAAAGGCGAAAAGGGCGACACAGGAGCCAAGGGAGACCCCGGCACGGACGGCACGACGCCGACGATTGGCGCGAATGGGAACTGGTATCTCGGGACAACCGACACCGGGAAACCATCACGCGGAGCCAAGGGCGACAAGGGAGACCAGGGCGAACAAGGCATCCAAGGAATTCGGGGCGAACAGGGCGAGCAGGGCGTTCAGGGTATTCAGGGCAAGCAAGGAGAAAAGGGCGAAACTGGCGCGACGGGCGAGACCGGCCCGCAAGGCGCGACAGGCCCACAGGGCGAGACGGGGCCGAGAGGCCCGCAGGGGCCGAAGGGTGACACCGGTTCCGGGTTCAAGGTACTCGGCTACTACGCGACCGTTGCGGCACTGAGCGCTGCGGTGGCGAACCCGGAGGCTGGCATGGCCTACGGCGTCGGCACGGCGGAACCCTACGACATCTACATCTACGACAGCGTGAGCAAGAGCTGGAAAAACAACGGCCCGCTGCAAGGCGCGAAGGGCGACACCGGTGTCGGCGTGGCGAATGTGACGTTTGACGACGACGTTATGACCGTCAATTTGACGTCCGGCGCGCACTACTCCTCCGGCAGTCTGCGAGGGCCACAGGGCGTGAAAGGTGACGCTGGTGCGAAAGGTGAAAAGGGAGACCCCGGTGCACAGGGCGAAAAAGGCGACAAGGGCGATACTGGCGCAGTCGGCCCGCAAGGCCCGCAGGGCGAGACCGGGCCGAAGGGCGCGGACGGCACTAACGGCACGAACGGCATAACCCCGACGATCGGTGCGAATGGGAACTGGTATCTCGGAAGCACGGACACGACGAAGCCCTCGCGCGGCGCGAAGGGTGACAAGGGTAATCCCGGAGACAAGGGCGAGACCGGCGATACTGGGCCGCAGGGGCCACAAGGTGAGAAGGGCGACACTGGCAGCACAGGGCCGCAGGGCCCGAAGGGCGATCCGGGTGAGACCGGCCCGCAGGGGCCCGCCGGGCACACGCCGGTCAAGGGGACGGATTACTGGACGGCGGCGGATCAGACGAGCATGGTCAATGACGTGCTGGCGGCGCTGCCGACGTGGAGCGGAGGTGCGTACTGATGGCATACGACAAGGTCGTTGATTCGGCGTCGCTGGATTCGAAGCTGACGCAGGTCGCGGACGCGATCCGGACAAAGGGCAACACCAGCGCCGATCTGCAATTCCCATCCGGATTTATCTCCGCTATTCAAGCCATTCAGACCGGTACAGAGCTGCAAATCATCGTGTCTGTGACCTCGGGTGCAACTGTTACCGCCACGAAAGGAAGCAAGGTCGTGAGCGGCATATCGGTCAATGGAACGTGTACGCTTGTGGTACCAGAAGAAGGAGAATGGACGGTTAGTGCAACATTGGGTGGGGAAACGAGCACTAGTAATATCGTGAATGTTGTATCTTCGTATGATACATCTCTGGTCTTTATACCTGCATTGAACGATAATTCATGGGAAACCATTCGTGGCATTTCTGATGCTGGAACTGGTGCGAACTATTGGAGCATTGGCGACCGTAAGGCTGTGACTGTAAACGGCACTGTCGGCACGCAGGCTGTGAACGGTACTTACTACGCTTATATTATTGGCTTTAACCACAATAGCAGCAAGGAAGGCAATGGTATCACATTTGGCACATTCAAAACTGCTTTGTCTGGCGGCACGGATATTTGTTTAGTTGATGGTAATTACAACGGCTCCTCAACAAACGGTACCAAGTATTTCAACATGAACCACAGTTCAAACACCAACGCTGGTGGCTGGAAGGGTTGTGACCTTCGCTATGATGTGCTTGGCTCAACGAACACGAATGATGGCGATGCCACAGCAACAACTGCGACAAATCCTGTCGCAAATACGCTAATGGCTGCACTTCCGTCAGACCTCCGCGCTGTGATGCAGCCGATGACTATCTACACAGACAATACGGGCGGTGGTAGTGACAATGCGTCTTATGTTACTAAGACCACAGACTACCTTCCGTTGCTGGCTGAGTATGAGATTTTCGGCACACGCACCTATGCGAACTCTGCTGAAAAGAACTATCAGGCGCAGTATGCTTATTACTCTGCTGGAAATTCGAAGGTGAAATACCGTCACAGCGCAACAGGTTCCACTGCTTGGTGGTGGGAGCGTTCTCCTAGTTACAACAACAGATACTACTTCTGCTATGTGTACACGAACGGCAACGCGAGCTTTAGCGGCGCAGGGTATTCCGCTGGCGTCGCCCCGGCTTTCCGCGTCTAATCCTGCATCAACAGTATCAAGCCCACGGAAGTGGGCGTGCTCAAATCATTAAGGGAGAGGGACGGTACACCCTCTGCGGTAAATGCAAGGGAACTTCGTCCCCCTCCCCATCCTATGATCGTAATAAGTGTATTTAGAATTAACAATTTCAAGAACAAGGAGAAAAATGAAATATATTGCGTATAGACGCTTCAAAGAAAAGGCAATTTGCGGTGATGTGAATATCCCAGCTATGACTATATGTGAAGAAAACAATGGATATATCTTCTATGACGGCAAAATGCTCTGTGTTACAACAAGTGAGAACGCGCATCAGTTTTTTGCTCGTGACGATGATGGTGCAGGTATGCTCCGTGGAAAGCTGACACAAGCCATTCAAAAGACACTCGCAAAGCGCGATGCGAACTATCAGAACCGGTGGGATAAGGTTTGGGAAGACCACGCCTGCCAGCCGTATAAGCGCATTGAGGACGATGACTTCTGGCTGTGGAACCATGATTTCTTCAATGCCGATATTGATACGCTCCGACACATCGCAAGATTAATAGGAGTAAAGGAGGTTGCTTAAATGTACAAAATAACTCAAAACGGCGCATTTGCCGGGTATGCGGACAGTATCGTGCTCATCCGACTGCACAGTAACGGTTGTTATGTACTGTGCAAGGAGGCCGAGGCTGAGGGCTTTTGCGCGAAGATGGCCGTGACGCTGACCGACAAGGACGGGAAGGCGTATCAGGCACTTTCTGACACGGTGTTCCGGCTTGCGGGCAAGTTGCTGAAGGGAACAGAACCGGAAGGCAGCTATGAAGAGATGGGCGCGGCATTGCCACTTACAGACGCAGAGACGGCGGCGAAAATTTTACTTGGGGAGGCGGAATGATGACCTACACAGAAAGGGCCAGAGCATTGCGCCCCTATATCGTCAAGGCTTCAGCCAGTCTGACGGATGCAGACG